AAAGTATGAGCTGTAATTAATTGACCATTAATAACAAAACCAACTCTAACAGAACCTACTCCTAACCATTCAATATCAATAAATAATATATTTGATGTAGCTGGATCTAACGTAAATCCACTAGAACCTGTTCCATTTAACTTATCTCCATTCCAACTAGATTGTGATATTTCAGTATCAACTGGTGCACCAGATGTATAAGTTCGTCTTACTATTTTAAGTGTTGTTCCATCTGCAGTAAAAAATATTCCATTATTTGCATCAAATAAGCCTACCTTTTGTTTTAAGTTTGCAGTCAAAGTATTCATTACAAATGTATTAAATATAAGTAATGACTTACCTGGTTGATAAGACATAACTCTTTTAGATTGTCTTATTGTTTTAGATCCTGCTGCTTCTGTTACATTTAAATTAACTGTAGACTTATTAGCTGTATAAGTAACACTTCCACCATTTGCAGTAGATTCATCAAATAAAGTATTCTTTGACATAATACTTTTACTGTCAAAGATTGTAAGTGGATTAGAAACTCTTAATCTTCCAAACGCATCTACACTATTTCCACCAGGAACTATGACTGTAGGATTAGATGGGGTACCTGTATCACATCCAAATCCATTTTGATTTCCATACATAAATTGTAGCATCGCTGCTTGTTCGTTAATTAAATCTTGTTGATATCCAAAGTTAAGTTGATTCTTAATTGTGTTAAGCGATTCAAGTATTTGTCTTTGATTATTAACATCATAAGTGTCCGTTGGTTCTGGTATATAAGCTGTAATTTTTGCCATTATCTTCTTCCGCCTGCTTCAATATCTAATCTCAAAGTTCCATACCTCCAAGTTTCACCAATTGCATCATTTTCAATTTTTAAACTCACCTGTCTTCCTCTCACGCGCGTATCTACCTTATCAGTTGAAGATGTAATTGTAAAAGGTCCAGTAATTAAAGGTGGTGTTGTAGAAGGTGTTGAATCAGCATTCGCTGGATAATCTCTAAAGAATAAAGTTATTTTTACATTGCCTTCTAAACTCTTAAAGTCAGGAATAAATCTTTTAACTCTCATAATTAACTGACCATCTCCACCCAAACCTTGTTCTGATATGTCATAATCTCCTGATTTAATATATGCAGCTATCGCTGTTGCATTACCATTTGCATCTACTTCATTGACCCCAGTTTCTTGTGCCCAGTATTTAGATGAACCATAAGTATTAGTTACTCCATTAATGGTAGGAAACGTTGGTGTTCCAGTTCTATTATATTGTGTTGCATAAGGTAAATCAAAAGTAACTGCATCATTATAAGTTGTTCTAGCTAATGTTCCAACCGACCAAGTATTTTCAACAAAGTTATAAACTACGTTTCTATCTACTTGAGTTGATCCAGCTTTTGCATAATTCCAACCTACTTCATTGTATAAAGAGTTATGATATGCATAAGTTATTTGACTCGCATCGTAATTAATTCCTAAATTATCTCCAATACTTGTGAATACAAAGTCTTCAACTAATGATGGTAATTGTTTTACCGTTCCATCAAATGCAAAGAATCCTCCTCCAAATCCCATCCAAAATACAGCGCCCTGTGCGTATACCATTGCATGTTGACCAATACATCCACAGTTCGTACCAACTTGTCTGATTGAAAATGTAAATGGAGGTCCAACAAACTGAATTGTATAAGCTGCTTGATCTGTTAAAACTAAAATATAATCTTTACCTTGTAATGCTCCTATAATCTCGTTTCCAGTATCTAGTCTAAAAGTTCCTGCAGTGTTTGTAACCGTTGGATTCCAAGTATTAATATCTTCTTGATTTGAGAATCTTATAAGCATTGGATCTTGAGTTGATGGATCTCCAATTGTAGTTTCTGTTCCAAATAAAAATAAATGTCTATCTCTATCTGATACAACAGAACAAATTGATGCTGTTGGAGCATTTGCAACAACTGTAGCTCTTGTACTTAATCTTCCTGCAACAGACGGATCCCAAGTAAATGTTTTACCATTCTTAATTGTAGCAACTAAAATCTGACCATAATTATCTAGTGACCAGCTTCCAGGAGCGAGTGTAACACTTGTTACAGATCTTTCAGTTCCCCAAGTCTCAAATCCCCATGTCGCAGTTCCCCATCCATAAGCTGGACTTTGTGCAACTGGACCAATTGTTTCGTATGCTTGAAATGATAAAGTTCCACCTGTTGTAACACCAGTTCCAGTTTCAGATGTTGGCATTGTAAGAGTAAAGGTAGAAGAAGTGGGTACTGATCTAACTTCAAATGTATTTGTTGTAAAACTTGCTGATGTATAACTTGTAGTAGGTGCTCCTGGAGTCGTTGCTGCAGAAAATATTAAATAATCTCCTGTAGATAATCCATGACCTGCTTTTGTAATTGTAACTATTGCTGATCCAGTTGTTGATGTATAATTACATCCTGTTACAGCTGTCTGAACTGGTGTAATGTCAAAAATATCTTGTTCGTAATAAATTGCTAATATTTTAGCTGATCCTAAAGCTGCGTATTTTTTACCATCTAATGCTGTCCATGTGTGCTGGTCTCTAACAGGACCTGCTATGGTGTCAGCAACGAGTTGCTGGAATCCACCTATCTTTTGTGGTTCACCATATCTAAATCTTATATTATCACCATCAATCCATTGCCCTTCGGCTCCGGTTGCAGTTTGTTGTTTATTAAATCCTGGCTTAAATTGTATCTTCTGTAAAGGCATAAGTATCCTTTATATACTAAAAAAAGAAGAATTATACTATTTTTTAAACCAACTTGGAAGACCTAAATGTTTTCTTTTATCAAATATATTGTCTTTCGCACCTTTAGTTGCAGCATTATTATAATGTAAAAATACTTGACCACAATCTTGACCATCAAATGATTCCCTCCAGTGTTCTAGTAAATTTCCTCTATAAACTAACATATCACCAGGTTTTAAATTTACTTTAATACCTTTAGTGTTATTAGATATATAACCTTTACCTTCAATTAATCCTCCCATTTTAGGATTTGGTTCAATATAAATTGGCCATGAATCTCCACCTAAATTTAATGTTGTAGATATCTCACAACTAAATCTATCTTTATGGCGATGTAGTATGTCTCCTTTTTTATAAATTCTTGCATAAGAATATGTTGGAATTAATTTTAATCCAGTTTGTTTTTCCATAATAGGTTGAACAGCTAATAATAAAGTTTCCATAGCTATATCAGCATAATGAGAATAAGTATTTGGGACTTGATCATCATTCCATACACCAAATTCAGTTGTGAATGGAGAAATGTATCTTGCATCAAACATTGTTTTTGCAACCTGTCTTTTCATTAAAAAATAATTATAGACAAAGTTTGCAATTTTTGGATCTATTGCTTTTTCTATTACTGTAAATTTATCTTTTTTAAAATCATATTTAGTCATTATATATTTACCTTTGCCATTTCTTTAGGAACTGCTTGTATGTTAAAATGAATAAATCTAAATGGTTCTTTTCCGTGATCTACTATAAATTCATGCTCCATATATCCTGGAAAAAATAATAAAACTCCTGGTTTAACTTTAAAGTGTACAAGTTCTGTACCATGAGTGATTTCCTCTTGTTTTTTAAGTTTTAATTTTGTACAACGTGCGCCTGTTCTAGGTTCATGAAATACTGGTAAAGAAGTATTTTCACTTGCCTTAAGAAAATAAAATCCACCCACATGTTGATTATGATGAATATGTGCAGAGTGATTTCCCCCTCCATTTTTTGAAAACTCTTGTACCCAACTTTCAGAAAAAAAAGTAATATAGTGTTGCATATCAAATCCTTGCCAATCTAAAAACTCCCAAGCTTTTTGGCCTACATAATTATGAAAATCTTTAAACTTAGAATCTAGAGTTAATGGAGTTGAATGATATGAAGTTCCAAAATCTCCATTTTTTTTGATATCTATTTTTTTTAATTCTCTTGCTTCTTTAATATATTTATCAGTTTCTTTAGTAAGGGATTTTAAAAAATCTAATTTTTCTTCAAACCAAAATGGTGTTTTAAAATATTCTTCTATGATCATATTATTTAAACGGATATCCTAAATTCCAAACAACTAAAGAATATCTAGTTCCTTTCGTAACTGGTTGAACTCTATGCCACACAAAACTTGGAAATACAACGATAGAGCCTTTAGGAAGTATTTCTTTTACGGTCAACACATGCTTATCTTCGTCGCGCATGTGTGGATCATAATTTCTGCAATCAAACTGTAACTCACCACCTGTATATTCTGAACCATCTGTTAATTGACAAGTCATAGATAGTTTTCTAATTTTACCATGTGAGTTTGGATCATCTGGTTTATCATATGGTTTGTCAGCAGAATCACAGTGCCAGTCATAATATTGATTTAATTTATATTTAGTAAATTGACAAGACTCAGAAAAATCCCAATCATAATTCCACCCTGCTAATTTATTAGCCTCGTGCACGTACGGGTGTATTTCTTTGTAAATCCATTTATCATTTAACCAAACAATATTAGAATTTCTTTTCTTTTTTAAATCTATAATTTCTTCTTCTTTTAATGGATTATTTTTTAAATCTCTATTAAAATTACCTGTAGTAGCTAAATCTTCCTGATGACTTAATCCATATTTAATAATGTCATCACAAATCTTTGGTGGTATTGCTGATTTAAAGTACCAGTAATAATTAGATAAATTCATAAGTTGTCGTTAATATAAAATTTAATTGCTCTGAACTATTTGCAGTTATATGATATCTTTGTGTAGAAGGAAACATTACAAAATCATTGTTATTTAAAGGTATTTCCCAGCTTCTACCTTTTCTTCTATTATCATCATATTCTATAAATACCTTGCAAGAATCTTTACCAACGTTAACTCCATATAGCATTACGTAATCTGGTGAATTTCTTAAATCAACCGGATCTACTTGTAGATAAGAATGTGAATGTTGTCTTGGTATATAAATATTACCAATTGTTTTTTTGTGAATTAATGTGAAACCATATTTTAAATTAATATGTTCACGTAAATAAGTTTGTAACATGTCCCATGATTTTGAAAATGGAAATTCTCTATTATAAATAGTAGATGATAAAATATCTTCACCCAACTTTTCTAGGTTTATTTCAAAACCTTCAGGCATTTCTATTTGACCAAAATGTAGATCTATTTCTGATAAAACTTTCTTGTGCATACCTATTATAGTATGTAATTAGATTTTATAAAAATGTCAAGTGTAAGTAATTAAACTACTTTAAAATCAACTAAATCCCAAACTTGATTTTCTTCATTCCAGTTATAAACCCATTCATGAGTATTAGCTGTGTTTTGAGCAGTTTGTTCTTTAGTTAGTTCTGGCGCATCACCAACCGGTGATTTCCAAGATGCAGTTGGAATATGTTTTACCCATGAAGTATAGGGTTTCTTTGGCCAAAAAATTTGATTCTCTTCGTCCCAAGTATAACCAATACCTGCATAGTTTCCTCTGAATGGTGTTCCACCATTTCTGTGTTGTCCGTTTGCTGTATTATATGATGTTTGAATCCACATTTGAGCTGGCCAGTTATTGTGTTTTTCTAGATATTGTTGACCAACTGATTCGTCTTCAATACCATCAGCGTTCAGCATATCAGAGTTATTTAGTGTAAGAACTGCTATAACTTTATTGTTCGCTTCTAATTTTGCAAAATGTGCCATAATTGTTTTCTATTATATTTTATTTTTTTATTAGTTTTACTTTTCATATTTATTTAAATTTATACCTTATAATAACTATACCTGAACCTCCTCCACCACCAGTAGCAGTTAAAGTTGAACCTGGAAAAGGAAATGGATATCCTCCAGGAGTAGCTGGATTGTCTGTAGAGGTAGCAGAACCTCCACCACCACCACCGGTGTTTGCCGTTGCATTCATTGTGGGAGAAGCTAAAACACCATTTCCAACTGCTGAACCTCCATTTCCTCCACCACCAAGACCTCCAGTATTTGGAACTGCAGGATAAATATAATCTCCTCTAGAAGCTCCTCCTCCACCACCAGCAAAATAATAAAAACTCCCTGAAGGTTGTCCAGAAGTACCAAATGCCGAAGGAAAACCTGCTCCTGCTCCACCTGGTGCAGCTGATAAAGATGGAGTTGATGATATTCTATTAGTTCCTGCTGCTATAGCTCCACCTCCACCACCACCTTGTGATGATGAAGTATTAAAAGGTGCATTACCATCATAACCACTTCCACCATTATTTCCTTGAGAAGGAGAAGTTGGAGGAGTATTTCCTGATCCTCCATTAAAAGTACCACCTCCAATAGTTCCTGCTCCACCTCCTGATCCTCCTGAAGCTCCAGTTGAAGGATTTGGAGGAGTACTTCCACCTCCCTTACCTCCCCCTGCTGATGTAATTGTTGAAAAAATTGAAGGTGATCCATCAACAGATAATCCAGGACTACTTGATGGTCCAGGTCCCCCTGCTCCCCCTGCTCCTATTGTAATTGGATAACCTTGTGCTGATACTGGTAATGCTGAAACTCCAGAAACTAAAGGAGAAGCTGGTGCACAACCAATTGAATAAGTTGTTGCAGAAGCTCTTAAACCTCCTGCCCCTCCTCCACCTGCACCAGAATTACTTGATCTTCCACCACCACCTCCTCCAGCTACTACTAAATAATCTACTACTGCATTAACAGGAGAACCAGCTTTAGTTACTGTAAAAGTTCCTGGACCTGTAAAAGTATGGATTTTAAAATCTCCAGAAGTTGTAATTGTTCCACCAGTTGCTTCAATAAAACTTGCACTCGCACCAAATCCAAACCCTTTTGCTGAGGCTCCTCCGCGTGTAGATTGTAAAGGCATTCTTTCTACTCCTTATTTAAATTGTGTTAATGCTGCTAATACTGTGTATGTTGATGCTGCTGTTTTAAGAGCTGTATAAGTGTAGACATCATTAGATGAAGCGTTTCCAGCTGTTGGAGCCGATCCACCTTGATAAACTACTGTAACGTTTGTAGTTGTGCCATCAACTTGTACTACGTTATTATAAAATGTTGTGTTGCCTTGTTTTGTAATTAATGCAACTGTTGCAGATTCACCGGTATTTAAAGCCGCGTTTAATGCAGTTGAAGCATTTCCTCTTAAATTAACTGTAAAGTTTGCACCTAAATCAACGTTTTGAAAATATACAGCTTGAGTAAGTACGTCATATGTAAATGTAGTTAGAAATGTAGTTGATATAGTTGCAGATTCAAACACACCAAATATTTTAGATTCACCGTTTAATGTAATTCTGCCAAGATCACCTTTTGGTGTTAATGTTAATCCAACGTTTGTATCTCCACCTGTTGCAGAAATTACTGGAGAATTTCCAGCTGCAGCATTTGCTATCGTAATTTCGTTTGTAGCTGATGCAGTTGTTGAAAATTTAATTTGTTCATTAGCATTTTCATCTATAATTCCGTATGTATTTCCAACTATAATATTTTTTGAATTTGTACTTAAATTTGCTGCTAGTGTTGGATTAAAATCATTAGATAAATTTCCAATGTTAGAATTTACAACATCAGTTCCATTTAAATATAAAAGTTTTGTTCCTTTGTCTGTTGCAGAGAAAGTGACACCTGTTTGACCTTGAATTAATACAGTTACAGTAAATGCACCTATTGTGCTATTTCTAATTACGTAAACTTTATTTGTAACACCAGAGGCAGTAGTTATAGTTACAGTTCTATTTCCTGTAATTGTTCCTGTTAATTCTATAACAGCGTTTTTACCGTTTGATGTTAAACCATTTGAAAAAGTTAAATCTGTATTTCCAACACCACCTGCAATAGATATACCAGAATAGCCTGCAATTGCTTGTTGAAGAATAACTAAATTTGTATTTGTAATATCACCCCATGTACCAGCGTTTTCGCCAGTTACTTGTATCTCTAGTTTGAGGTCTGTAGAATAACTTGATGCCATAATTTTAATTCCTTATGTTATATATTATTTAATTTATGCGGCTGTGTCAATCTCTGTCCAAGTTGCATCAGTTCCGGTACTAATTTCAGTCCAGATTTGATTATTTATACTATTTAACGCTATAGTCAATCCATTTCCTGTAACTGAGATAACTGCGGTAGCTCCTGCAAATACTGTACCTACTGATGTATTTAACCTTAATCCAGTAACACTTGCAATAGTATTTGCATCACCAATTGCAGTTCCTTGAGCTATATTTATTTGTTGACCTGTTAATGCAACATTACCTGTTCCAATAACTACTGTTCCAATAGCTAAACCAATAGTTATTCCAATGCCAGTAACTGTAGCATCAGGACTTGGATCTACTTCACCTTCTGCAACATTTAATTGTTGACCTGTTAAATCTACATTTGCATTAGCTAATGGAGTTACACTATTTAAAGATGTATTTATTTGTTGACCTGTAACTGAAGTTATTATTGAAAGTCCATCAGAGTTCCAATCATTTTGACCCCAAGTAAGTCTTCCCCATCCTGAATTAATTTCAGCTAGGACTGTTACACTATTTAAAGAAATATTTAATTGTTGACCTGTAACTATAGCATCAGGTGATGCATCAACATCTCCTTCAGCAATATTTAACTGTTGACCAGTAACATTTAC